TCTACACGGGTTCGGCGAAGGCCTACCCCGTAACCATCGCTTAAGGAGGGCTAGATCATGGCAGCCCCGATGCGCAGTACCGACTTTCGGTCGATTGTCGAACCGATCCTTAACGAATCGTTCGACGGCATTTACGACCAGAGAGCCGATGAGTGGTCCACCGTTTTCCGTGAGCAAAACGGTATTCCCCGCAACTACCACGAAGAGCCGGTCCTTTATGGCTTCGGCGCAGCCCCTGAAATGCCTGACGGCACTCCCGTCACATATCAGCAGGGCGGCGTGCTCTTCCTCAAGCGCTATGTGTACAAGGTCTATGGTTTGGCCTTCGCACTGACCAAAGTGCTCGTGGAAGACGGCGACCATATTCGGATTGGTCAGGTCTATGCTAAGCACCTCGCACAGTCTCTCGTCGAGACCAAGGAGACCTTGGCAGCCAACGTGCTCAACCGTGCCTTTACCGCAGGCTATAACGGTGGCGACGGCGTTCCCTTGAATGCCAACAACCACCCAATCGTCTCGGGCACCTTCAGCAACCTGCTTACGACCGCTGCGAACCTTTCGCAAACGTCCCTCGAGCAGATGCTCATCCAGATCCGTCAGGCTGTTGACAACAACGGCAAGAAGATCCGTTTGAACCCGCTGAAGTTGGTTGTTGCTCCTGGCAACACCTTCCAGGCTGAAGTTCTGCTTAAGAGCGTTCTGCGTGCTGGTACCGCGAACAACGACATCAACCCGATCAAATCGATTGGCTTGCTGTCCGAGGGCGCATCGGTTATCAGCCGTTTGACCTCGCCTACCGCATGGTGGGTGCAGACCGATGCACCGGAAGGCATGAAGCTGATGATGCGCCGTGCCCTTGAGAAGACCATGGAAGGTGACTTCGAAACCGACTCCATGCGCTACAAGGCCACCGAGCGTTATGACATCGGCTGGACCGACCCGCGTGCCATGTACGGTACTCCTGGCGTCTAAACCGGCGAGGGGCTTCGGCCCCTCTCCTCATAGGAGAGAAAAATGGCGTACAACAACAATGTGACTAATGCAGCAGGCGTACTGTCGGCGATCACCGCAACGATCGCTTATACGGACACCGCCGCGGTCACCATTGGCACGCTCCCCGCAGGCGCTCAGATCGTTGATGTCAACATCGACGTGACGACTGCTTTCAATGCCGGTACGACCAACACGGTCACGGTAGGCAAGACGGGTTCGGCTGCGGCGTTTGTTGCTGCTACTTCGGTTGGCTCTGCTGGACGCGCTTCGGTCGCCACGACCGGCGTATACAGCGCCTGGGCTAACGTGGGTACCAGCGATATTGACTATGCAACCGTGACCTTTAGCCAGACCGGCACAGCAGCAAGTGCAGGCGCTGCCCGTGTGACGATCGTCTACAAGTCGTTCGCATAAGGAGCGGATCATGGGTCAGTTCAAGCCGATGGTGAAAATGATGACCACCGAGCCTTCAGTGGAGTTAAAGCTGAAGAAGGGTGGCCATGTGCAACGTAAAGCGATGGGCGGGATGCCCGACGCTATGGGTATGCCTGCGGCTGCAAAGCCTTCAGAGCGTGGTATCCCCATGGCAGCACGTCGTGGTATCGCTCCCAAGATGACCGTGCCTAAAGGCGGTATGCGCGGTCCAATGATGCGCAAGAAGGGCGGCGAAGTTGAGTCCAAGTCGATGCACAAGGCCGAAATGGCCGAGATGAAAGGCATCAAGAAGGAACTCAAGTCCCACGAGGACAAGCCTGCTTCCAAGGCGCATAAAGGCCTTAAATCGGGTGGTGTTGCAGCCTATGCAACCGGCGGCGTTATTCAGGCGTACGCGACCGGTGGCGTTATCCAAAAGTTCAAGAAGGGCGGACTTCAGGACGACGGCAAGGCAGTGAAGTACCCGAAGGTGCCTGCTACCAAACCTCCGTACATTACGAAGCTTGCCGACACCCACAAAAAGGGCGGTCGGATTGCTAAGAAGGCCTACGGCGGCGCGTGCTGAAACGGTGGGGGCTAAGGCCCCCGCTTACTTTAAGGACTTGCAATGAAAGTTCAATCCGTTTCAAAGACAGGAGTAGGCTCAAGCAGCGCTCTGGTCATGAATACTAACGTCAGCCCGTTTAATGTTGGGTTTGGCGTCGTTGTAACTGGGACGGTCAACTATACCGTCCAGCACACTTTTGATGATCCGGCAATTGGCTTTACGACTTGGTTCTCGCATCCTACGGTAGCCTCGCTGGCAGCCAATGCCGATGGCAACTATGCTTTCCCGGTAACCGGCGTTAAGGTCCTGGTGAACTCGGGATCGGGTACCGCAACGCTTAATCTCATCCAAGCAGGTATCTGATGGGCATCGTCGGCTACACCGGCGTTGCTGATCAAGCCAATACGTCCGATGGGTTTGCTCGTGGCGTAGGGGCTCAAAACGTCATTGGCGGCACGGATTGGGGCCTGGACGTTGGCGATAACGGCGTGGTCGATATGTATGGTGCGGCACCAACAACCACCTTCTACATTCTTGATGAGGCAACCCCAGGGTACGTCCTTCAAGAAGACAACAGCAAGATCGTATTGGAGGCCTCGTAATGGCTGATCAAAAGATTTCCGCGATGCCTACCGCCGCTACCCTGACGGGTGCGGAGCTTATCCCCATGGTCCAGAGCGGTGCGAACGTCAAGGCAACGCTATCAACCCTTCGTGCTTTTGACGCAGCTTATGGTGCCTTTAGCAGCAACGTCGACCAAACTGGAAGTATTAGCGCAGGTACGGCCATGACGTTCAATTCCGTGGATGTTGCAGACGGCGTTACGGTCGCAAGCAGCAGCAGGATTACTGTTCCCAACACCGGGATTTATAACCTGCAATTCAGTGCGCAGTTTAAGAACGTCGAAAATACGCAAGAGGACGTCACGATCTGGTTTCGGGTTGATGGCGTTGATCTCGCCAACTCGGCAACCCAGATGACGATACCCGCACGCAAGTCTGCAAGCATATTTGGTTATGGGGTCGCGGCCTGGAATATTTTCCTGTCGCTTACCGCGGCCCAGTACGTTCAAATTGTATGGCTTCCAACCGTCGCAACCTTGACGATGGAAAACCTTCCCGCAAGCGTATCGCCTGCTTATCCGGCGATCCCCTCCGTTATCGCTACTATGGGGCAGGTGGCCTAAATGCCTGCTAAATCGAAAGAGCAGTTCCGTCTGATGCAGGCGGTGGCCCATAACCCCTCGTTCGCCAAGAAGGTCGGTATCAAGCCGAGCGTAGGGTCTGAGTACACCAAATCCAACGTCGGGGGAAAGTCCTATGCAAAACTTCCTGAGCGCCTTAAAGAGGGCGGTCCGAGCCTTGCGGTCGGCCGTGGCGAAAAGCTTCCAGTCTCTCAAGGAGCGGGTCTTACCGCCAAGGGTAGAGCGAAATACAACCGAGAAACAGGATCAAACCTGAAGGCTCCACAGCCCGAAGGAGGCGCTAGAAAGCGCTCCTTTTGCGCCAGGATGCAAGGGGTAGTGGATAATGCCAAGGGACCTGCTGAACGCGCCAAAGCGTCCCTACGGCGCTGGAAATGCTAAGGGGTAGCGATGACAACATCGGGCACGGTAGGCCAAACAGTCATCACGACGCAAAGCCTCATCGATCATGGGGCTCGTCGCAGCGGTAAGTTTGCCGAATCACTGACGGTCGAGCAGGTCAACGCCTCCAGGCAAAACCTTTACTACCTGCTATCGAACCTCGCAAACCGCGGGATTCAGTTTTGGTGCGTCGAGCAGACCATCATCGGCATGAAGGCCTTGCAGTACATCTACGACCTCCCTGTTGGGACCGTGGACGTGCGCAATGTGCTCTACCGCAAGACGATGAGACCCTCGGGCTCTTACACGTCCTCGGCTGGTGGCACGGTTGCTAATGCCTTTGATGAGAATACCGACACCATTTGCACACAAACCTCGGCTGGCGGCAATATCGCAATCCAGTACACCGAGGACACCTACGTCACGATGGTCGGTCTCCTTCCGGGTACTTCCTCGACGGTCAACTTGATCATCGAGTATTCCTCCGACGGATCGACTTGGAGCACGCTCAAGAACCCCGGATCGACGGTTTTAGTGGATAACGAGTGGACATGGTTCACGATCGAGCCTGGGGTATCGGTGCCCTATTACCGCGTGAGGGCCGTATCAGGCACCCTGGTTATGCGCGAGGTCTACTTTGGGACCACGGTAACCGATATACCGATGGCTAGGCTTAATCAGGACGACTACACGAACCTGCCAAACCGCAACTTCCCAAGCAATCAGCCCCTGCAATTCTGGTTCGATCGCAAGTTGGACCCCCAGGTTTACTTGTGGCCGGTCCCGAATAATAGCTTCGTGCAAATGGTCTGCTGGCGGCAGCGTCAGATCGAGGATGTCGGAGCCTTAAAGGACTCCATCGAGGTCCCCCAGCGTTGGTTCCCGGCCATTCAGGCCATGCTTGCCCATGCGATGAGCCTCGAGCTTCCTGACGTGCAGGAAAACCGCATCCTTTTGCTTGAAAAGTACGCCGAGAAGGCCTTGTACGACGTCGAGCAGGAAGAGCGCGACAAGAGCCCGATCTACTTCGCTCCGAACATTTCGATGTACACACGATAATGCCAAGATTCCTGGACACTCATGGTAATACGGTGCTGTCGATCGCAATATGCGGTCGGTGCAGCATGAAGAGGGCTTATGTGCAGCTTTCTTCGGACCCAAATTACCCTGGGCTGATGGTTTGCGACGAGGGGTGCAAGGATCAGTTCGATCCCTATCGACTTCCCGCCCGACAAACTGAGAGAATTACACTTCGGTGGCCGCGTCCTGATACGCCACTAACCGTAGTTGATGATGCGCTGATCACCAATCCGTATAACACCTCGATCATCTCGCCCGAGCAGGCGAATGTCCCGGTAAACGGTAACATCGACGGCCTGGAAGACTGATATGCCCAACTTGCGAATCTCTGAACTGCCAACGGGTAGTGCCATAACGGGCACGGAACTGGTGCCTGTCAGCCAAAACGGCACGACCATACAGACGACGACCGCGGCGATTGCAGGCTCAATCAGCCTTAATTACCCGTTCATTACGGTTACTCAGCAGCCGCTTTTAACCTCGAGTCGTTACCTTCAAGTAGGGTCTGGACTAGCCATTACTGATGGGCTTGCACAGGGGCCGCTGACAATCAACGTGCAGGGCGCTCTAGCCTCTTTGGTAAGCGCTAGTAATGGAGTCCTTACTAAGTCGGGCACGACGATTACAGCAAGGTCAATTGCGACCTCTGGAAGTGGTTTGAGTATTGCCGATGGCGATGGCGTTGCGGCAAACCCAACCCTTTCATTGGCGGGTTATGTTGCTCAGGTTGCTGGGCTGTCTTCTGGGACCGGTCTTGTAAGCAGGTCTTCTGGTGGCGGCGCTACGCTGCTAACGATTACGGGAACCGCAAGCGAGATTGATGTAGCAAGCGGCGATGGAAGCTCAGGCAATCCTGTTGTCAGCATTGCTGATAATCCAGCCCTTCCAGGTGTTCAGGGTGTCATATTGCCGTCCGGCGCAACAGGCGATCGTTCTGTCTCTCCGACCAATGGAACGCTGCGCTATAACACCACTACTCAAAACTTTGAAGGCTATGCCAATGGGGCTTGGGGCGCGATCGCCGCTGGCTCCGGCGTTACCTCAATTACTTCGGGTCTTGGCATCTCGCTATCGCCAGCAACGATTACATCAACTGGTTCGGTGGGTATCGACACTTCGGTGGTCGCAACCCTAACAGACACCCAAACGCTGACCAACAAAACCATCAGCGGTTCGAGCAATACGCTTAGCAATATCGGTAACGCTAGTCTCACCAATAGCTCGTTGACTTACAACGGCGTTACAGTTTCGCTAGGTGGCGCTGGCACCATTACCGCCGCTAATCCCAATGCACTCACCGTAGGTACCGGTTTGCAGCTTGACTCCGGTACGACTTACGACGGCTCATCCGCAAGAACGATCAGCATCGATTCTACGGTCGCAACGCTCACCGGATCACAAACGCTGACGAACAAAACGATTAGCGGCTCGAGCAATACGTTGACCAATATCGGCAATACCAGCCTGACCAATTCATCGCTCACAATTGGCACGACAGCTATATCACTGGGTGCTACAAGCCTTACGCTTGCCGGTCTTACTTCAGTCACCGTAACTGGCGACCCAACATCGGCGCTTCAGCTTGCAACAAAACAATACGTTGATGCGGTCGCCGAAGGTCTTCATGTCCACGCCAGTTGCGCAGCAGCAACGACAGGAACGCTTGCGTCAATTACCGGTGGGTCGGTTACTTATAACAACGGAACCTCGGGCGTCGGCGCAACCTTAACCCTCGGCGTAGCACTGACCACGCTTGATGGTTACACCCTGCTTAATACCAATCGGATCTTGGTTAAGAACGAAACCAATCAGGCTCATAACGGTATTTATACCTGGGCAACTGGAGGCACGGTTCTAACCAGGGCGACTGATTTTGATACGCCCACTGAGATTGCGTCCGGCGATTTTACTTTTGTATCTAACGGTACCCTGTACGGCAATACGGGCTGGGTCCAAACCCAGCCTTGTGACGTTGTTGGTACTGACCCAATCATTTGGCAGCAATTTTCTGGCTCCGGCGCTTACACCGCCGGGACCGGATTGACATTGACCGGCACTCAGTTTTCTATTACAAACACGGGTGTCAGCGCTGCGACTTATGGGTCTGCTTCTCAGGTTCCAGTTTTTGCCGTTAACGCTCAGGGCCAGATTACAAGCGTCACAAACACCGCTATCGCGATCTCTTCAAGCGCCGTTTCTGGTTTGGGTACTATGGCTACGCAAAACGCGAGTAGTGTGGCGATTACAGGCGGAACGATTAACGGCACTACGATTGGCGGAACAACGGCCGCTGCCGGAACTTTTACAACGCTAACAGCAACAACAGGCATCTACGGAGGTGCATTCTAAATGGCACAGACTGGCTATACGCCCATTCTCATTTACGGAAGCAGCACCGCTTCGGCGACTCCGTCCGCTTCAAACCTAACCTCTTCCGCCAACGGTGCCGAGCTTGCGCTGAATTACACAGACGGCAAGCTTTACTATAAAGACAATACCGGTACCGTTCAGTTGCTTGCAAGTAAGGCCGGTGCATCAGGAAGCGTCACGTCGGTTGCCCAAACCTTCACGGGCGGCATTATTTCAGTGGCTGGCTCTCCAATCACCACGAGCGGAACGCTTGCCCTGACAGTGGCGGGAACCTCGGGTGGGGTCCCTTACTTCTCTAGCGCGTCAGCCTGGGCGTCTTCGGGTGCTTTGACGCAATACGGCGTTGTCTTAGGTGGTGGTGCAGGTGCTGCACCTACATCAACCTCTGCCGGTACTTCTGGGCAGGTTTTGACTTCAAATGGCTCAGGTTCGCCTCCTACGTTTCAAACGGCTTCAGGCATTTCCACTGGTAAAAGTATCGCTATGGCGATGATTTTCGGGTTCTAAGGAATAGATCATGGCAAATCCAAATATTGTCAACGTCACAACGATCAACGGCAATACTGCGTAT